AGTTGGGCTGTCAATCCTATCCCTCATGACGAGCCGATACAGCGACGAATTCATCACGGAAGTTGAAGACTTCCTGGCATCCACCCGGATGAAAGCCACTGATTTTGGCCGAGAATCTGTGGGTGATCCGAACTTTATCAGGCATTTACGCAAGGGGCGATCACCAAGCCTTCTGACCGCAGATCGGGTCTGCGCCTTCATGGAAAAGGTGAGGCAGGACCGCCAAGCCTCAGGAAAAAGGACGAAACTCCCATGAATAATAGTCCTACGAATCACCTAAACCAGGTCCATCTCGCCCGGCGCTGGAACCTAAGCCCGCGCACGCTCGAGCGCTGGCGGTGGCTCAACCAGGGGCCGCGCTACCTCAAGATCGGCGGGCGGGTCGTCTATCGGCTGGAGGATGTGGAGGCCTTCGAAAATGAGGTCGCCCATCAGCCTGAAGCGGTGGGGGCGAAGTGATGCTGACCCGCGCACCCTCCCCGCTTCGGCCGCAGATCGGGGAGCCCGAAATGCTCGCCTGGTTCCTGGCGGTAAGCCCCGGTGACCGCATCGCCTATTGGCGCGGGCATCTGGCGATTGAGCTATCCGTGACCGCGAGCCCGCTTGGCGACAGTGAGCGCCGCCGCCTGCGTGGCCTGAAGAACCTGACGCTGCACATGGCCGAGATGGACTTGCTGCATCTTGTCCAGCAGCGCCTTGGACTGGATGACTACCTGTATCTGGCCATTGCGCGCCCCAGGCCGCGTCTGGGCAGCGCCCGTTTGGTCCTGCCGGGCCTCGCCCCGCAGGCGGCGTCATCGCTGCCGCAGGCCGCGTGAGGTACGCCATGGGTAAAGCCTCTCGCGACAAGGGCCTCCGGCGCGAACGCGCGCTGGTGGAGATCCACAAGCAAAGCGGCATCGCAGCCGAGCGTGTCCCGCTATCTGGTGCAACGCACTATCGCGGCAATGGCGCCGATATCGACATCTATGCGCGCGGCGCTGCCGAACCGCCGCTGGTGGCCGAAGTCAAAGCCCGCGGTGACGGCGAAGGTTTCAAGACGCTGGAACGCTGGCTCGGCACGCACGACGCACTGTTTCTATGGCGCGACCGTGCCGCACCGTTGGTGGTCGTGCCGCTGCATGTCTGGCTGGAACTGATTGGTCGCGGCCTGCCGCCACCGCAGGTGAAGTCATGACGCGCCGTTCCATGCGTCGGCTCCGTCGCCTCGGCCACTTGCTGCGCAACCTCTCAATCGGCGCTGTCTTTGCCGGCGGTTTCATCGCGTTCTGCTGGATCGCGGAACTGCTGGTGCTGTCATGACGTCCATCCCCATGAAAATGGCGACGCCCGTCCGGCCGTCGTCACGCAAGCCAGAGCCGGACATCACCCATTCCAACGAGACACACATGAGCAATCGCACCCAACTGGCGCTACTGCTGGAAGAGGTCGGCGCGCTGCCCGCGTCCTACGCCGTCAAAGCGAAGGAGACCGCGTAATGGCCATCTCCCTTGCATCCCTCCGCCGTGGTGGGGACACGCGTCCCCCACGGTTTTTGATCTATGGCGTTGCCGGCGTCGGCAAAACCAAGCTCGCGGCCGATGCGCCGAACCCGATCTTTCTGCAAACCGAGGACGGCCTTGGGCGCATTGATGCCGCGACCTTTGGGCTGCTGCGCAACTTTGACGCCGTCATGGAAGCACTCGGATCTCTCTATTCCGAGGCGCATGAATTCCAGACGCTGGTGGTTGATAGCCTTGACTGGCTGGAACCGCTGATCTGGCAGCACACGGCGCAGCAGCACAATCAGCGCGACATTGAAGCCTTCGGCTATGGCAAGGGCTATCAGGCCGCGCTGGATACCTGGCGAACCTTTCTCGATGCGGTGAATACGCTCCGCGATGAATGCGGCATGAGCGTTCTGCTGATCGCGCATGCAGAAATCCGGCGCTTTGATAGTCCGGAAACCGAACCCTACGACCGCTACCAGCCGAAACTGCATCGCAGCGCATCTGCTCTGGTGCAGGAGCATGTCGATGGCGTGCTGTTCGCGAATTATCGCGTCAGCACGCTGAAGTCGGACGTCGGCTTTAACAAGAAAATCGTGCGCGGTGTCGGTGGTGGCGATCGCCTGCTGCACACCATCGAACGCCCAGCTTTCCTGGCCAAGAACCGCTTTGGCCTTGAAGAAACCCTGCCTCTCGCTTGGGCCGATCTGGCCGCCGGCATCCCCTTCTACACGACGCCGCCCGGCGCCGCCCCGTCCTCCACAACCGAAGCCCGGAGCTGACCCATGGCATCCCTCAATGGTACTTTTGACGCGACCGAGGTCGCCCCCGCCGTCCCGCTCGAAGTGCTGCCGCCCGGCAAATACCTCGCGCAGTTGATCGAGAGTGAAATGGCACCGACCAAGGCGGGCGACGGGCAGCTGCTGAAGCTGGTCTTCGAGATCCTGGAAGGCCCCTCCGCGCGGCGAAAGATCTTCGATCAGCTGAACTTGGTGAACCGCAACGAGCAGACGGTGGAGATCGCGCAGCGCACCTTGTCGGCCATCTGCCACGCGGTGGGCCAGGTGCATGTCAGTGACAGCGAGCAGCTTCACTTCAAACCGCTGTTCGTGACGTTGAAGGTCGAGCCTGCCGGTACCGATAAATACGGCGTGCATCGCGAGGCGCGGAACAAGGTGTCTGGCTATTCCGCCGCCAAGGCAGGGAGCACCAGTGTTGCGCCTAGCCAAGCAGCGCCGCCGCCCCGCCCTGCGACAACGCCCCCGCCTGCTGCGCGCCCGGGCACCGGCGGCACGCCCCCCTGGCGGCGCGCTTGATCGGAAGGGTTGCCATGGTAAGCCTTCCAGCCCCGCCAACACCAACCGTATCGGCCATCTATGCTGCTTATGAAGCGGCGGCCGATCACGGATATCGGGAACACCTGGGTGCCTCACTGATCGGCACCGAATGCGAGCGCGCCATCTGGTACGGCTTTCGCTGGACCACGCGCGCGAAGCATGCAGGACGACTGCTTCGGCTATTCGATACTGGCAATCTGGCGGAGGCACGCTTTGTGGCCGACCTTCGCCGCATTGGCGTTACGGTCTTGGATCTTGATCCAGCCACCGGGCGCCAATGGCAGCTACGCGATACGGGCGGGCATTTCGGCGGCAGCATGGATGCGGTGGCGATCGGCTTACCCGAAGCGCCCCGCACCTGGCATGTCTGCGAATTCAAAACCCATAGCGAGAAATCCTTCCTCTCGCTCAAGCGCGATGGTGTCGCCAAAGCCAAGCCGCAGCATTGGGCGCAGATGCAAAGCTACATGCATCTGGCGGGGTTGGAACGCGCCTTTTACCTCGCGGTCAACAAGAACACCGATGAACTTTATCAGGAGCGCCTGCATTACGATGCCGAGGCCGCCTTGCGCATCATGGCCAAGGCCGAGCGTGTCATTGCCGCGAACCGACCACCCGCGCGCATCAGTGACGATCCAGCATGGTGGCAATGCCGCTTTTGCGAGCATCACGCCACCTGTCACGAGGGTGCGATGCCTGAGCGGCATTGCCGATCCTGCCTGCATGCCTCGCCCACCAATGACGGCGCCTGGCATTGCGCGCGGCACAACCATCAGCTTGGCCGGCGCGACCAGGAGGCTGGTTGCGTCGCGCATCTCTTCATCCCGGACTTCATCGCCGGCGAGCAGGAGGATGCTGGCGAGGATTGGGTGAGCTATCGGCTGCGCGATGGTACAGAGTGGCGTGATGGCGTGCCGGAAGCACCAGCCGCGAAACTGATCGCGCACCGTCCCTGCCTGACCTGCAGCAGCACCACCTTTCGCGTGGGACCAGGCAAGGGCCCGCATATCGCCGAGCTCATCTGCACCGGATGTGAGCGAGGCGGTCGCTGGCTCAGCAAGGCAGATGCCGTGGCGATGGGAGTGGCAGCATGAACCGCGATCTCTTGGTGATCGTCACCATCAAAAACAATGCGCTGCTGACGGCGATGCGCGCTGCAGGATGTGAGACTGCAGCTGCACTCGCACGCGACAGCGGCGTCTCCTATACCCGCGTCAGCGACTACCTGAAACTCAAGATCGCACCGCTGCGCCAGGACGGAGAATGGCGCAGCTGCATCCTCGCCATCTCGAAGACGCTATGCAGGCTGCCCGAGGATCTTTTCCCGGCGCCCTTCATACGACGGGCGCTGGATACCAACCGCGTTACGCGGGAAGTCGACGCAGAGGATCTACCGGCACTTGTTGGCAGCTCGACCACCTCCATTGCCTACGATCCGGAACGGGCAGTCGCCGTGGGTGCCGCCGTCGGTGCTCTCGACGCCGCGCTGGCCAGCCTGCGCCCGCGGGAGCAGCGCATCATGCAGATGTATTTCGGATTGAATGGCGACGCGCCACAAACATTCGAAGAAATCGCACTGTCGTTCAATATCAGCAAGAACCGGGTACGGCAGATCGTGCTGCGGGCCCAACTCATGCTTTCGGCGCCGAGGCTCGATCTACGCCGGCGCTGCGCGCCGCTCCTCGAGGACGGAATGGAAGGG